TCCGAAACGGCATGGTCACGCCTCCTCTCCGTCAAACAGCTTTTCCACCCAGTTGTCATAGCTGGTGGCGCTGCCGTCGGTCTTGTCATACATCTGCCATGCGTAGAGCATGGTCTCGTAGCTTTTGCTGTTCTCCATCTGAAGGTTTTCAAATTCCCTTGCCAGCGGATACAGCCCCACTTCTTCGCTGGCGGCTACGCAGTCCCGCAAGGCGCCCTCAATGTCCTCCAACAGCCGGATCACCTCTCTGAAAACGCCGTCCATGTCCTCCGGTCGCTTCCGGTATTCCGGGGTCTCCGGGTATTCCTGCATCAGGTGCCGCTGGTGGAGAATGTCTCCGATCACGTCAAACCGCTTGGGCTGTTCGTGGGCCAGGCGGTGAATGGCGTCCGCCGTGTGTACCAGTCCAAACTCCACCAGAACCCACTCCTTCAGCGTGTCCAGACCCCGTGCGGCGTTCTGGTATGCCGCTGTGGCCCGCCTCGCCGCGTCCCGCAGCGGGGAAAAGCGGGGAATTTCGTAGTTGTAAATGTCCCGCAGCTTTGCCATGTGGTTTCCTCCTCTCGTGTTGAAAAAAAGCGCTGCCCACGCCGGTCATTCCGGCGTCAGCAACGCTTTGCTCCTCCCGCTCACCGCTTAGAGCGGGGTGCTCTGTTCACTTTTTCTTCGGCTATCCGCCGTAGGTGTCGATGTCCGCCTCTTGGCCCTCGCTGGTCACGGTGCCGTCCCCCTTGGGTCTCCCGCCGGGGTTTAGATCGTGGGCCGCCTGAGGCGGCAGTCCGCTTTCGGACTGTTTGGCGTTGTAACTGGTCACAAGGGGCAGTCGCTTATCCATGATGCCGCTTGCTTTGATGGCGTTGGAAATGCTTAGATCGTCCAGCAGGGAAAGATCGTTCATGGCCATGTAGATAATGGTTTGGGGCAGGATGCCGAGGGTCATGCCCTGCTTGGCCTCTTCCATCCGCTTTTCCTCTGTGGAGAGGGTCCCGAACAAACTGAACCGCCACGAATATTTCAGATTCAGCTTGTCCATAATGGCGGCCATCATCCGTTCGTAGCCCCGGTATACGCACTCCGCAAACTTCCCTTCGATTTGCAGGGAGATTTGAGCGATGCCCGCCTTGGGGTCCTCCGTGGTGGGTACGATGGCGGACAGCCCCGCCTTGTTCATGGCGTAGCTGTACCCGGCTGCGGAAATCTTGGTGGCGCTGGGTGCTTCTGCCAGCTGGTGCATTTTGATGTTTTCCACAGGGGCCGTAAACCAGCCGATCCCGCTGGTGTTGCTCTCTGTCAGCATCTGATACCACAGGTACTCAAACAGCCGCCGTCCCGCGTCGGAAAGCCGGTAATCGTCCTCTGTGCTTGTAATTTCGGACTTATCCTTGTAGGGGATTTCGCCGGTAAACAGGGCGATCAGGGGGTTCTGCACCAGTTCCAGCTGGATCTGCTCGTACTGTGCCATCTGCACCAGAGAGAGATACAGCCCCGCCAGCGGGGAAATGGCGTTTCGGGATACATCGTCTGCCTCAAAGGTGAAAATCTTGTCCACCGGCAGCGTCACCCAGTAGAACCACCGCCCGTTCTGGGAATAGACCTCCGGGTCTCCGGCCAATCGGCCACCGGTCTGCTTCCTCCGCTGTTCCAGCACGTTCAGGTCCACCCGGTCCCGCGCCGCGAAAATCACCCGCTTCCCCGTGCCCTCCGGTGCCCGCTCCGCCGATGCGTAGAAGTCATCCAGATAGGGCAGCAGCAGGTCTCCGAACTGCAAGGGGTCCGTCCCCGGCTGCATAAAGTACATCAGGTTCATCGCCACCGTGTATTTCGACACGTTGTTGAACCCCACGATCTTTACCCAGTCGCTGGGGAGCTGCTGTAAAAAGGCGTGGTTTACCTTGTTGTGGGGCTTGTCCACGCTGATCCGGGGATAGTAGAAAACCTTCCCCTCCTGCAAGACCTGCCCCGCGATCTCATGGGCCGTAGCCTTGGGGTCCAGCGTTTTCCGCAGCTTGTCCAAAAGCTGCCATTCCCGCAGGAAGTCCTCCCGCTTCGCTTCTTCCTCTGTGGCGTACTCCGGGGCAATGTAGCTGTGGTAGGTCAGCATTTCCGTGTACACCTTCCGGGTGTGAAACAGGGGATACGCCGTCCATTCCAGCGCGTGGGCCACCTGCCGCAGGCCCTGTTCGTTGCCGTCCGGTGCGGTGAGCATCTCCGCCACCTTGTCCTTGCTGTAATTCACCGGAAGCGAGGAAATGGCCTTTACGCGGCGATTCTGAATGTAGGGGTTATTCCGGGTGTAGGTGTTGCTGGCCGCCCGCATAAACGCGCTGCTTACGGCGTCCATGGGCAGATCGCCGTACTGTGCCGCCAGTTCCCGCAGCCTTCCGAATATCTTCGGGTACGAGGCGAACTGCACCGACCTCAATTCAGTTTGCAGGTCCATGCTCCCCGCCTCCCTTCATGCGTTCCCGCTCCTTCTGCAATTCCCATTCCAGCCGGTCCAGAGTGCTGACCCATTGCTTCTCCGCCGCCTCCGGCGTTACGCCCGCTTGGGCCGCCGCTTCTGCCAGGATCATGGTGTTGCAGTCCGCCAGCCACAGGCGGTCCCCGTCTGTCAGACGGTCCAGGTCTGCCCCGGCCACCTCCACTGCGCCCTCCGGCTTTTTCCGTCCGGTGAGATACAGCAGAATGTACCCTGCGCAGATCCGGTAAAATCGGATGCCATACGCGATCTCTTCCGTTTTCCGGGTCCGCCCAATGGCGTACAACCGGTATCGTTTCTTCCGTTGAGCCATTGTCAAAACCTCCGGCCTCCCCGCCGCGCCGTCACCAGCCGTCCGCTGCCTCCGGTGCTGATAGGCGGTGCCACTTTGTTTTCCTTGAACCGATCCAGCGCCGATGCCCAATCGCTCTTGTTTCTGCCGTGGATCTCCGTCAGCAGCTCATCCCGCTCGATCAGCTGGGCCAGCCGCAGGGCGTATTTCGTGGCAGACCAGCTATCGCGCTGAATGGCCTTGGAAATGCGCTTCTCGCTCATCCCCGCCCCGCTGGGCACCAGCTTCAGGTTCTGTATCTGGCCGGACAGCTCCCGGCACTTCTGGTAGGGCTGTGCAAACTGATAATCCCTGTCATCGTCCCGGATGCGGTGCATCCGCTTGTATGCCTCCACGCCCTCGTTGGCGTTCAGCGTCAGCAGTTCAACGTTGTGGTGCTCAAACTCCGTCTGCGCGTATTTCAGCATTTCAAAGTCCGGGTCCGTCACGCCGGTGCCGCCTGCCTTGATGGGGTAGATCACCGGAATCGCTCCCGGCAGCTCCGCCGCCGCATAGGCCGCGTGGTTCTTTACGCACAGAGGCGGAAGGCCGTCCCCCAAGTCGGTCATCAAATCTTCCAGCACCCCGCGCCCGTACTGCCAGGAGTCAATGGCGATGTAGGTCTGGCTGCCGTCATAACAGAACCGGTTCCAAATGGCCTTCAGCCGCCGCGCCTGGGCCTTGCTCTGGTCCGGTGGGGGCCAGTCGTCAATGTAAACCAGCTGCTTCAAAAAGCGGTCCCGTTTCAGGTATTCCCGCTGGCGGGTCAGCTTTATCACCACGCAGGCGCATTTGGCGTTCTTTGCCGAATCCTCGTAGGAAACGTCATAGCCCACAATGTAAATAACTTCCTCCGGGTCCAGCTTGGGGTGCGGATCCTTGCAGCAGTGCTCCGTCTCCATCACCAGCACCCGCTGGGAATCCGTCAGCACCTCGTCGGAAAGCACGGGGAACTCGTCCGCGCCGGTGTACCGGCTCTCCATCTCCCGCATCCACCGTTCAATGGTCAGTTTCTCTTTCAGCTTTTGTGCCCAAGAATAGGGACGCATCTGCTGTAAAATCACGCATTGCCACGGAATATCCACCGCAAAAGATTTTTCGCCACGCCACATGGCTTTCAATACGGAGCACCGAACCTGAAAGGCGTGGTTCTGCTTGCGCCCCGCGCTGGTAATGGAATGGCTTTTGTATGCCACAAAGTTGGGGTCCGGTTCTCCGTTTACGTTGTGCCGCAGACGAACCGCCGGAAGTACAACGGTGGTGTATTCGTCAAAGTCGAAGGGTGGGTTTTCCTCTTGGGCGAACTCCTCCGCCGTAGCTGCGTGAATGTTATCGCCACGCTTGGCCCCAATGTAAAAGGCGCTTCCGCCGTCCGTCTCGATCTTGAAATCGTCCTTGCTCTCCGCGCTGACCCGCCAGTGCTTGGCGAGGGCCGCATAGTCATGTTCCAAGGCGCGGAAGGTTTTCCCGCCGATACCCGCCAGCTGTTTTAGTGCCGGTCCCACATACAACACTTGTGTTCCCGGCCACACAACGCCATTTACCATCTCCGTCAGCAGCTTTGTGTAGGTTTTTGTCATGCCGCGGGTGCCGGTGATCGCAACTTCCTGATTGCGGGCGTAGGCCCGCATCATCATGCGCTGAAGCAGTTCTAATGTCTTAAAATCGCTGTCATCACTGCGGAGAATGTCCGCCAGAATGTCGGGGTGCTAATACCAACGGCCTGTCCAGATCAGGAACGCATACCACGCATCCTCATAGTCTGCGTAATTTCTGGTTTCCGTCTCTTTCTTCTGTACCCAGCCAGAAGTCGCAGACCAAACCTTTCCAGATCGTCTTGCCATTGGTATCAACTCACCTCCCTTGTCCCGGTTATTTTTCCTTTACCGGCGGCATTTTCACAATGCCAAGTTCTTTGTACGACTCTTTTTCCTGTTCGTCAGGTTCCTCCGCAAACTCGCCCAAATCATCCCGCAGGCGCATATCCGGCGGAAGCGTCGGCAATTCCGAAAGGCCGTCATTGACCCGCGTTGTGTTGGCCATGTACAAAAGAATCTGTTCGGCGGCATCCTTTGTGTAAGAATACTTGGGCCGCCGGTGAAACAGAATCTCAAACATTTCATCCGGGGAACACTGCTTTCCGTTTTTCAAAAGCCCCGCCTTTTCCAGACGGTCCACAATGCCGTCGATCCTCAAGTCATCAATCGGCTTGGCATCCCGTTTCCGCAGCCCCTCGCTGGACAGGTTATCCTGAACCATTTTGTTCAGCTTAGCCGCCTTGTCATATTGGCCGATGGCCCGCATCTTGTCCCGATCCAGCGTCATTTTCGCGCAGTCCCGCAGAATGAACTCCTGCTTTACGCTTACGCCGCCCGCCGCCATCAGGTCGCTGGACAGTGCCTCATAAATGCGGTCCAGCTCGTCATAGTCCTCGGAGGTGTAGGGGTTCTTTGCGGAGTTCTCGCCCCAGTTCTTCCGCTGCTGTGCCGTCCCCACTTTCCGGTTCCGGGCGGACTTCTCGTTGCCCACCGCCTTGGTGAACTCCCCGGCGGACAGCCCCTCGCCAAAAATCTTGGTAATGTCCGTCAGACCATCCAGAAAGCCAAGGGGTTCTCCCCGCCGCGTGTCCAACTTTTTCAGCCGCAGGTTATCCAGATAGGCGACCCACTTCTCGCCCACGTCCGGCTCCTTTGGCACCGCCAGCATATCGAAGGGCCGGTCAAATTCAATGCAGCAGTAAAAAAGGGCAAGGCTGTCGCTCGTGGCACGGGCAATGGCGTCATAGCGTTCCTGCTGTGCAGTCAGTTCCGCTGTATCCATCGGTTCCAGTTCCATTCGCGGCCTCCTTCCCCTAAAAAAACAGAGAGTGAAAAGAATTTATTTCTTCTCACTCTCTATTATTTCACAAGATTTTCCCGATTTGGTAAACTTTAGTAGCCACTTGAAAATTTTTTTATTCCGGTTCCAAGCCAAGGATGTAATCCACACTCACGCCGTAAAAATCCGCCAGCGTAATCAGGGCCGTGGCCTTCGGTTCCCTCATGCCGCTTTCGTAAAAGCCTACCATGCCGTGGCTCATGCCGCAGTATTCGGATACCCGGCGGCTGCTCACGCCTCTGGCCCGCCGCAATTCCCGCAGCCGTACCGCGTAGACCGGCAGTTCCCGGCGGTCCTCAGTCCTCTCCATCGTCCCCCTCCCCTTCCAGCAATTCGCAAAGCCGTTTCAGGCGCCGTTCGATGCTTTTCATCTTCCAAAGCAAAGAAAACAGCGCCAGCATCGTGCAGGCGTATACCGTCATGGCAATATTTCCGCTGCTCGCCTCATAGACCGCCCGGACCTCTCCGGGCAAAAAGTTCTCCGTCACGTCCCCGCCAAGGGTTTTGGTCGTCACGGCGATAAACCGTCCCTTGGGGTGAATCCATGTCACCCTCCCCGTCCGCATCGGGCACAGCTCCACGCTTGACCGCTCACTTTTCGCCCGCTCCACCGGCAGCGTTTTGAACTTTGCCCGCACCGTCTGTCCGATCTTCATTTCCGTCCTCCATACGTCACTTTTTTCAAATCTTTGTACCGCTCGGCGTGCGGAATCAGTTCCGCCTTGTCCCGGATGATCTCTTTCAACACCCGGTCCATGTGCTCCTGACACACGTCCGCCGCCGGATTCTTGTAGTCCAGCGCCGGCCTGTATTCTCTTCTCACTTCTGCCCATGCTTCGGTGAGCCTCATAATGCGGTCATATCCCCAGCCCTCCGTCTGGTGGATTGCGATTTGCAATGTATCAATGTCATACTGCGAGGTTATAACCATCGTTGCCTGAAGCAGCCGGTTGGTCTCGTTCTCCCACCGTTGCAAGTATCCAGATTGTTTGGCCATCTTACTTCCCCCTTAACAAGTGCAGTTTCAGCCACAGTGGAATGTCGGCGGTTAAAATGCTTTTGAAATAAAACACGATAAACGCAATGCCAGCGGCTATGACCAGCGTCCAAAAGGCTATAATCAGCCAGTCTTTCCGTTTCATTCAGCACCTCCGTCCTTTCTCTTGCCGTAGATGTACTTATCCATGCTGCTTCGTCTCCTCCTGAGTCTGGTTGAGTAGCATGATTTCTTCCAAGGACAATTCGTTGCGAGCAACTGCCAGCACCTGCCTGTCCGTCAGGCCGTACTTGTCTCTAAGTGGCGCCAAAATCGCACACATATTCTTCTTGGTGAAGGGGACCTGCCCAGACGTGAGCTTGCTGTAAGCTTTCTGAATTTCAACGGCTACTTCTAACTGCATAGTTTAATATCTCCTTTCAGTCGATGAGTTGATGCTGCAGCCCACGCAGCGCACTTTCGCAGGAAGCCGGGCGCTCAACGTTCAGTGTTGTCGCCTCCGTCCATCTTGGCCCCACAATGGCAATACGGCTGACATCTACTCTCTACTCTACCGCAACGTGAGCATCGGTAGTATCGTTCCGGCATGATGTGGTCACCGTCCAAGAATGAGATCCACTGCCCACGCACCACCGGGGCAACATCGGCGGCGGGCAAGGCCTCAATATACTGCGACGGCTCAAGCCCCTTTGCCCACGCGTGCTTTGCGGCCTCAATCGCCGCGCTACGCTCAATGTATTCATCCATTTTTGTCTTAATATCAGCCATCTTCAGCCCTCCTGTTCCATGCCTTTTTAGCATTTTGGGGCGTATACGTAAGTCCTGACGTTGCACAACACCTAATGCACACGGCATTATACGCCCAACGTCGACCTTGCGTGTCCTCCACTGCATCCGGGTCGACGCTTATGACCGCTTCACCTCCGCAGAACGGGCACGGTTTTAAGTCATTCATCCTTCATCGCCTCCACATAGCACCAGCTTTGGGGCGGGCGCTTGATTGTCACCGGCTCCGAGCCAAATTTCGTTTCACGCAGACGAGTAAACTCGTCCAACCCCTTCGGCTGGTTATAGATCAGCAGGCCGGAGATATGCCAGCCGTAGCCCTGGCAATGTCCAAGATAGCCGTGCAACTCATCGTCTGTCATAGCCACACACAGGCCACACTTTTCTTCGGCAGCTTGCTTGTAAACGGATAGTCCCCCGGCCTTAAAAAGAAAATCCGTACTATCCTTGTCAATCTTGTAAATCCGGTCACAGGCAAACTCCCCGATAGCCTTGCCCCATGAGCCGCGCAGTCTGCGTGCGTCGTTGCCATGTGAGCAATAGATATAGGCCTTAAACGGCGTCGCCAAATTTGGCCTGGTCTTTCTGACTTCGATGGTCTTTTCGCCGTTGGCGATCTTCTCCACCTACTTGGGGCGGATGCTGATAAGTACGGCTTTACTCATTCTGTTTCCCCTCCATCGGATTGTCGTATACATTGCCAACTACAAGCGGACCTCTGCGTGGATCGCACATCCAGTATCCGCTCGACGGGTTATATTCCACTAATTCCGGCTTGTTTGAGAGCCGCCGCGGATTTGTCGAAATCACGAAGTCACCCTCGAAAATCTTCTTACCATTCGTGTCCTTTAGCCCAGTGTATTGTCCGACAGTCACAGGGTCTACATCCGCTCTCAAATGCTGGTTCGGAAGGCCCCAGTCGGTCATCCGGTCAAAAACGATGTAATGTTTGGTGTTGTCCGGGTGTGCGGCATAGTCTTCTTGGAAGCAATAGGTCGTATCCGAAAGAGCCATGTAGTAACCCTCGTACCATGTTCCGCTCTCGGGGTCTTTTCCCCGAAATAATATCTCACGCATTCCGCTTGCCCTCCAATGCACGCTCCGCCTCCTCGCGTGTGAGGAATACGGTCTTGCCGATGTCTGCACCATCATTACGCAGACGATACGCGCAGAACCCGTCCGGCTTGCGATTGCACGTTGACATACACAGATTATCCTCATCCGTGCAAACAGTTCTGATGTCCGGGGCTTCAAGCTCCATTTCTCGCGGCACATTGTCACGGCCAGTCACCCATAGCGTATCGCCCACTTTGCACGGCAGCACCACCACGCGTCCGTCCCTGTCGGCCTTGGCCAGATCGCGGATGCGATTAAGCAATGCAAGCTGCTCCGTCAGCGTTTTCGATTCTTCCAGCGCGTAATCAAACAGTTTTCCCAACGCGGTTACTTCTTCCGGCGACCGCCCCGTATCTTCATAGTCGGCAAGGCGGTTTGCCGCTGAAATATAATCGTGATTCTTTACCCGCACACCATAAATTTCTTTTGGGTCTGCGCAATTTGTGTCTCTTTCCGTTAATCGTTCCACCTTCTTACCTCCTCCACCGGCATCCGTTACAGGCCCCCTCATGGGCCAGCGTGTAGTTTTCGCATTTCAGGCACAGTTCGTTCCGCAGTGCGTCAATCTTTTTCGCCCGCGCTTCGATCAAGTCAGCGGCTCCCGCCAGATCATCACTCAGCGTGATCGGCGTTTCCCACTCATTTGCCCGCACCCATTCCGCGTGCTCACGCAGCGCATTTACGAGGTTTGTATCTCTCATAGTTCCTCCCTTATATCTCCGCACGGGAACAAAAAGTGCCCCATGTCTCCCGGTTTCTCTACCGTGCCGAACCGCCGTTTGGTCACGGCGATGGGGAACTCTTCAATCTCGCTGGCCCATAGGCACGTTCCGCGTCCGTTCAGCTGCTCCCAGATCAGCGGAAAACCGCCTATTCCATCGAACAAACTTGCCATAGTCGCGTCCCGCTCGTAGTTGCCGCACAGCCGTTTCAACAGCCATTTCCACGGCGGCAGGGCGATGGAGTTGCCCAGTGCCTTATACCGGGGGCTGTCCGCGTCCTTATGGCGCTTGCCCTTGCTGTCCGTCCACTCGCCCAAGTCGGTCCAGTGGTCAGGGAATCCCTGAAGCCGTTCACATTCCAATGGGGTCAGACGGCGAACCACTCGATTCTGCACCGGGTATGTCTCCGAATCTTCCCTGAAATCGCAGTTTGCTTTTGCTTTTAGCGTGTGTGCAATATCCGGTACAGCCGCTCCGCATATCAGCATATCGTTATAGGCATCCTGCCCGTTATAGCTCCCTGCGTGTGCTCCGGGCGATAAAGTCCCGGTGGTTTTCTGGTACGTCAGCGGGATCTGGTTGCCGCCGGTTCCCATACGGGCTTGCAGACTGGGCGCTACCTCGCCGCAGTCCCGGATGACGTCGCAGGCGTGGCTCATATCCAGCACAGCGCACGGCACATGGGCGTTGGCGTTCAGCGTGTGACAGGGTTTCCCAAAATCAGGAATACTCCCATTCTGCTTGCTGGTGATCTGCGTAGTATCAAACGCCATGACCGCTGGCTGGTGCCCATGCTCCTGTGCTCTCAGCGTACCGGCAACATCATGGCTCACACCCATCACATTCCCGCCCTGATCGTTCAGGCACAGAACCGCCGGTTTGTTTCCCCCGCACTCTGCGTTCAGCGTTGGGGCCTGTTCCTCTGCGTATCCGATGCTCCGGGCCTGTTCACTGTTCCCCAGCTTAAACCCGGCGCACAGTACGGCTTCCTGATTCTGGCCGCTGTTTTCTCCGGCTTGCAACGTTGGCATCACACCGGCTTCGCTGTATACCCGCTTGCTCTGGTAATCCCACGGAGTAAGACAGTCCGGACCGGCGCAGACCGCCGGACGGTCAATGGTGTTCAACGTATAGCAGACATCTTCTTTCCAGCCCTTCCCGTTGCATCCGGCGGTATCAGCCCGGTCGATTGCGTTTCCTTGGATACAGATGACAGGCTGGTTATTCCCACTCATGCCTGCGGCGGCGGTCAAGGTCGGTGCTCTATCATCGCTTCGAACCTCAGCTCCTCCTTGCTGTGTTCCCATGCAGAAAAGCGTCTGGTCATTCCCTGCCTTAGTCGTTCCGCTTTTCTCCGTCTGGACTAAGGCTCCTTTTCCGCCTCCGTTGCATCCTCCCCTGATCCGGACTGCGTAAGCAGCACCGCTTTCAGCACCGGCGGCAAGGCTTTCCCCCGCCGCTCCGCTCTCCGCAGGATACCCTGACATGCTTTGCCGCTCAAACAATATTTCCCATGCGGTGTCGCCTCCAAAATCTGCGACAAGCGCGATTCTACGGCGACGTTGGGGGACTCCCCAGTGTTGAGCATCGAGCACTCGCCACGCAACGCTCCATCGTCCTCCCATTTCATCGTGGTATCCCCCCCAGGTGTTCCAACCTTTTTCAGGCACTTCAATATCGGGGGCTTCCGGCTCTGCGATGCGGATGGCTTCTTCGAGGACGGCCGCGAAGTCTTTTCCGCCGTTGGAGCTGAAGGCTCCGGGGACATTTTCCCAGACCATATACCGAGGTCGCACAAACTCACCTGTTCGCCCGCTTGCCATGTCATGTTCTCTCATCTCCTTCACGATCCTGATCTGTTCCATGTATAGGCCGGAACGCGCCCCGGCCAGCCCCGCCCGCTTCCCGGCAATAGAAAGGTCCTGGCACGGGCTGCCACCGATCACCACGTCCACAACAGGAGCCTCCGCTCCGTTGATTTTCGTTATGTCGCCTAAGTGGATCATTCCTCCACCTCCCCAAGCCAGAATTTCTTCCGGCACCCCGTGCAACATCCAACGCCGGGGCAATTCCCACGCAATACTGCATCCACTTCGCAGGGGGATATTTTAACGATCCCGGTATCTGGAAATATTGGCGCATTGGGAAACATCTCCAAAAACACGCTCTGGCGGGTTTTGATGGGATGTTCCTTTGCCCACTGTTCTACAATGGCAATAGCTTCTTCGAAGGCGTTAATCTTCTCTTTTTCCGGAGCGATACAACAACCTCCTTGCACATGATACAGTTTGCAATCAGCGCATTTCGTTGCTTCGCACATCCGTTTTCTTGTCTTAAAAAATTCCAACGCATCCATCTCATTCCACCTCCGCAGACCAGAATTGCCGTTTGCACTCAGCGCACGTATCGGAATTGCCTTTGTTGCAAGCGCCATTCCCATGCCTATACGCGGCTGAGATTGCAAGTGGGCATATCGCTATGGCACCGTCTTTTGAGATCGCCGCTTCCGGCCACTGCTCAAGGAACACGCTTTGTCTGGTTTTGGCGGGGTGCTCGGCGGCCCACTGTTCCACGATAGCAACCATCTTTTCTGGGTCTTTCGGTTCACCCAGCTTATAGCACTGCGAAACCCCCTTGTATGCGGCGCAGTTTTCGCAGGTCATTTCGCCAGTTTGATTTGCCTCGCACATCCGTGCTCTTTCCTTCAAAAATTTTACGGCGTCCATTATTTTTCCTCCCCTTCCTCGTCCACTTCGTTGAAATACTGGCTCCCGCAATAGGGGCAGCCCACCTTCCGAAACCGCTCAAAAAAGCAGTCCGGGCGCGGCTCCGAACCGTCTAAGATCAGCGGGGCTTCAAAATCTGCGCCGCAGGTTTCACAGTGATACATGGTGTTTTCCTTTCTCCGGGCGGTAAACATCACCCCGGTTCCACGCTTTTGTGGCGCAGTTCAGGCCGTGATACGGTCTGGTCCGCGCCCCGCAGGAAGCGCACACCACGGCGAAGTCAAAGGGTGGCGCCGCGTCCTCCATCCGCTCCCCACTGTCCAGCCCGCAGAGAGGGCAGGGTGGCAGCTTTCTCTTCCACCCTGCTATCCGGTTCTCCCTGTTCACGGCGTTCCACCTCCCAGTAGGACCTTTGCCAGGAGAACCGCCAGCAGCAGTAAAAAGCAAATTCCGCCGATCATGGCGGAGGTGTCCGCCCGCTCCCGCCGCCGCTGCTCTCTGGTTTTGCGGTTCTTCTCCGCCCGCCGCCGTTCCATCTCCCAATAGGCTTCCTGTTCCCAGTAATCGTTGCTGTGCTTCATGTCCCGCTCCTTTCATGTCTGGCCGTTCTTGGGGTCTCCCTCCGCAGCTTTCGTTTGCACCGACTTAGAAAATCCGCGTCCATGTGCATCTCCCGGCAAATGTCCGCCGGGTCTGTCCGTGCTTCCAGCAGCTCCCGCAGCTTCTGCATTTCCGCTTCCCGCAGAAGGGGCGGCCGCCCGCCGCGGCTGGTAGTCCGACCTCCGCCCGCGCAGTTCACGCATTCCGCATAGGGGCAGTGGTTCAGGCAGTAGTCGATCTGGCTCTGCCGGTCATGGGTGCATATCTCGATCCGGTCTTTCCCGTCTGCGCTGTCCCATGGCAGCACAGCCCGCACGATCACAGTTACGGTCTCCACCGGGCATATCTCCTTTCCGTTCATACCTCCCGCACGGTGATGTGCTTCATGTCCTGCATCAGCTTCACCTTCATGCGGTAGGTCTTGTCTTTTTTCGTGGAAGGGCCTTTTACGTCCTCCACAACCAAATGCCATGTGCCGTCCTTCCCCCGCTCCTCGTAGGAGAAGTCCGCCCGATATGTCACGGCGCGGCTTCGGTCGCCGTTGGCCGTGATGTAACTTTCCTTCAGCGTGAATTGAGGTTGGAGCCGCAGGTCCCGGATGGCCCCGGCCTTGCTGAGCAGTACCAGCTCGTCATACCGTGCCGCCTCCTTGCGGCTGTCAAAGGTGTGTTCCGTTCCGTTGGGCAGGGTCCGGGCGGCGGGGTGGTTGTGGTGCTTGCGCTTACCCTCCGCCGCCGCTTCCGCCTTCCCCTTCTCCTCCGTCACGAACCGGGCCATTACCCTGGCCGTCCGATCAATTTGCTGGGTCTGCATCTGCTGCTGTACCTGCTTCCGGTATCGCTCCGGCAGGCTGTTTAGGTCATCCAAACAAACACTCATCGCTTTTCCTCCTGATATTTCGGGCAATCCAGCACCTGTACCCGTTCCACCAGTCCGTCCCGATCCATGCGGGATCTCCGCCGGACCTTCCAGCCGGGAACGTCCTCAAAGCGGACCTTTCCACTTTTCTCGTCCACCCGGCTCCATTCGCATTGCCCATAGGCCAGTTTGCAGGACCAGCACTTGTGCAGACTGTTGGAGGGGTCCTCCTTCTCCGCCTTCGTACTGTATCTCCGCATACAGATTGCCAGCGTAAAATTACCTGCCATCCCCATCGGCCTTTCCCCGGAGATAGGCCATCACCTCATCCCGGCTGCGCCGCTGGAGCCGTACCGCATCCTTGAACCATTCCGGCGGCTTCACCGCCTCGGCTTCCGGTTTTGCTTCCGCCGCCGGCAGGGGCTTCTTCTCAGGCGCCGCCAGTTTCTCCGGCTCCGGCCCGGTGGCGATGCGCTGTACCAGCGCCCGAACCTCCGCAGGCAGGGCGTTGATCTCCCGTTCCCGTGCGGAAATGGCCCGATAACTGCGCTGAAAGTTGCTGGACACTACGCTGTGCACCGTCTCCGTGTCCATCCGCGCCCACTCCCGCAACGTGTTGGGACTGCCCACGATCCGCTGTACCACCGGTGGGAACTTCTCAAATTCCTCCTCCGCGCCGTACAGCCCGTTGCGGATGGCCCTTGCCACCAGACCCCACGCCTCTGCCTCCGTCATTTCCGGTTTTGCCGTCAGCAGGCGAAGTTTGGCCTTTACCTGTCCGATAGTGGGCGGGAAGCCCTTTTCGTCGCTTTCGATCACGCTTTTTACCGCTGCCGCCACCAGCGCCACCTCGTCATGGGCAAACATATCCGCCCACAGTTTGATGGCGTTGCGCATATCCGGCCCGGTGGTGCTGCTGTAAAACCGGGGATAGGCCGCCGTCAGAATATCCATGATGATGCCTGTCTCCTGTCTGGTCATGTTGTGCGGCCCTCCTCCGCATCCATCTCCGCTGCCAGCTCCGTCCAGCTTTTCCGGGGCTTGTCCGTCCGGGATGCCGCCGGGGAGGGCTTTCCCTTCCCGCTGTCCCGGCCTTCCCATGTGAGGAACTTCTGCTTCCAGTTCTTCACCGGATTCCCCTTGCTGTCCCTCCACGAGCGGCCCTGTGCGTCCGGGGTGTTAAAATACTCAAAGAACCGCCGGGGGTCCACCGTACTCTGCCGGGACGCGGCGTAGGCTTCCACCTCTTCCAGCGTGGGCGGTACGAATTTCACCGCCGTCCGCTTTCCGCTCTCCGGTGCCTTTGGCTCACTGGGGGCACTGCCCCCCATATCTTCTGAACGTAGTGAAGAAGATATATCTTCTATATCTATCTCTTTCTCTATCTCTTTCTCTCCGTAACGATGTTCGCACAATGTTCGCACATCGTTCGCACATTGTGACGGTTCTCCCAGCTTTGCTCTTGCTCTGGACTCCCTCATCCGCTTCGCGGAGGAACCTTCACTCCCAACGTTTTTCACCGCATACGGGAAGAAAAACGTGACGTCATCCGAGGTCTCCGCCAAACCGCAGGAAAGGAGGTAGTTGATCGTCACCTCCACGTTGGCCGGTTCCTCATCCAGTTCCAACGCCAGCTCATCGGCAAAGTTATCGTCGAGACCTGACCACTGCAAAATTCCATCGTGTTTCATGGCAATGAGCTGCATTTTCAGGTAAATGATGAGGTAGGTATCCCCGCCTGCCAGCTTGCGGAGTTTTTTAATCCGCTTGGACGTAAAGAAGTCATCATAGAGCCGCAGCCAGAAATACCGGTTTTCTTTCGCCATAGGTCAATTCCCCCTAAATCTGCGGTACATAATCGTAGGGTTCGTCCTCTGCGTGCTGTTCCCACGGCAAAACGGCGTCCTCCTGACTGTCAAGGGAACCCGCCTGACTGCCGCTGTGTTCCATGGACTTCGCCGGTTCGGAGACGGGCGTTTTCCCGCTTCCCGCCGACAGCAGGTCCAGCACGGCCGCCATCACCGTCTGCGGGGCCACGAACTCCGCGTGAAGCTCGCTCCACTCCTTCTGTTCCCCGTCACGGGTGGTGTAGCTCCGGGTTTTCCACACGCCGCACACCAGAACGGCATCCCCTTTTTCAAGGCACGCCGCCATGCGGGTCACGTCATCGTCCCCCACGGCGGACACGTTCATGAACTCGCCTTTGGCGTACTTCATGCCAAATTCCGCTTTCGGTGTCCCCTTGGCGGTGGCTCCAATCTTGACCTCGCGGGTCACGGTGCCGGCACACATCATGTACCGGCTCCCGTCCTCCTCCCGCGTCTTAATGGAAATCAGCATGGTTCCTCACCTCATTCCCCAAAGAAGGTGGCCGCATAGTCCATAACATCGTCCTGTGCCTTCTGATTGGTCTCTGCGGTCTTTCCCTCCTTTGGTGGTGTAACCATACCGGATTCGCTCTCCACGGTCTCTTGATGGGCTTCCACAGCCGCAGGCGGGGTCTCTACCACCTCTCCGGTGGACGCCACCGTGCGCTCCGGCATGGGCATATCCGGGATCATGCCCTCGTCCTCGGCGCTGGATTCCTCCATGAGCTGGGTCTTGACCTCCGGGGACAGGGGCGCGTAGCCGCTGTTCAGCAGCTGCCGCAGAATCGTCTTGCGGCACATCCGGTCCTGGCCGCCGTTGGGATCGTACCAGGGGGAGCCGTTCAGCAGCTTTTCCACGTCCTTGGGGTTCATCTCCCCACTCTGCATGGCCTTGAACTTCTCATAGCTGAACGCCTTGGAGTACCGGTCCGCATGGCGCAGGAGCCGGTCCATGGGCCAGTATTCAAAACGGAAGGTCCCGTCCTTCAGCTCGTAGTAGCCGTAGTAGCCGATAATGGGCTTACTCTGCCGCTCCTCGTCGCTCTCATACTTGGCAAGGTTCACAAGGGGCTTGCCGGTTCGCCGGTCCCGGCCCTCGATCTCGCCCTCCCGGATCTCCACGCAGTCAATGTCGGCATAAAACCCGGTGGACATGGCAAGCTGGATGTATCCCTTGTAGCCAAGAATGTAGGTGGCCGTGGCGCCGTAAGGCACCACATAGTAGCCGTGGCCGAAGATCAGGCCCATGCCCTCGCCACGGAGCGCCGCCGCCACAATGGTGCTGGGTTCACAGTTTTTCAGCTGTTCGCTGGCATTCACGGCGGAGATCAGGGTGGAGGTCAGCCGCGCCGCCGCCTTGTCGCTCCGCAGAGCGCTCTGGATCATCTTCTGCATACTGGGGGCCGCGATAGCCATAGAAAACGTGGGCTTGTTGTCCCGTTGGGCCTGGGGCGCAAAGCTGTTGGTTGCCTTCATGTCAAAATTCCTCCCTTATTCAGTCCGCGCGGCCAAAGGCAATGCCGTTGGCCAGCATATAATCCCGCAGTCTGTTCAGCTGCTCCACCGTGCCCGTCACCCGGAACGAAAGGGTAACGGTCTGCGGGGCCGTGCGCTCCGGTTTTACCTCAGCCGCCGGTGCCGGGGCTTCCGTCTGGATGGCTTTTGCCGCTTCCACGGCGGCCTGAACCCGTTCCGCTCTGGCGGCTTCCTCCGCCGCCCGCGCCGCCTCGGCCTGTCGTCTGCGCTGCTCCTGCTCGGCTTTCCGCTGTTCCTCGATCTCCTTCACCCGCTTGAGGGCCTGCTCCTTTTTCAGCACCGTCGGCAGGTCATGACACTGCTTGTACTCTTCCAGCAGCGTTGTCTCGAACTCACTGTTCAGTCCGCGGATCGCGGCAATACTGCTGTCGCACTTGCTGATCGCCACCAGAATGTCCTTGTGGGCCTGTTCCTCGGAATAGGTGGCGTTGCCCCACCGCTTGTCCAGAACCGCTTCCCACGGCAGAAATTCCGCAAGTTCTCCGATACGCTCATCGAAAAAGACCCGGATCGCGTCCAGTTTCTCCGTGCGGCGCCGCTCGTCATAGGCTTTGATCTGGCCGTCCAGATTGGCTGCGGACTCGTCGCACATAGCCGTCAGCGCCTTGCACTTTTCCTCAAAGGGGGCGTAGCTTGCCAGCGCCGCCGCCTTCGCCATCTTCCGGCACTCGTCGATGCGTGCGGCCACGGAGCGGATGTTGGCCCGATACTTCTTCGCCGCGGCGATGCCGTCCTCCGTCACCACCATGCCCCGGTACGGGGCCAAATTTTCTTCCAGCCACGCCTGACACTCCGCGAAATTGGCGGAGATGCTGAACTCCTTCAGCGGCGTCAAGTCCGTGGTAATGGCAAATTCCATTGCACTGCTCATGCGTCCGCATCCTCCTGTTCCCCGGTATCATAGGCCGTGATCTCCTTCAGCAGCGGCATGATCCGCTCGTCCACACGGCTCTCCGGCACGTTGATCTCCACCACCATGGCCCGCTTGTCTCCGCCCTGCGTGGGAGCCATCACCTTGTCCCCCACCGTCAGCGGCAGCGCCGTCCGGTAGGTAAATGCGTTCCCCGCGTATGCCTTGTGCAGGGGCTTATAATAGCGAATGTTTACCAGCATCATGCCTTCTCCTCCTGTTCGTACCACGCTTTCTGAAAAGATTCCAAACGGTTTTTGTGCGTAAGGTCACTCAGCGGGCGTCTCAATTCCGGATGCTCCCGGCAAATACGGTAGATCGTCTGTTGGGCCTGATACAGCACATTTACTACCGTGTTGCTGTCGCAGTAGAGCTCGCAGACTGTTTGAACTCCATCATCGCCCGCAACCAGGCAAATAAACGCTGTGGAGTCTCCATCCAGCAGGGTTTCGCCGGTTTTGGTGTTCCTCACCGAAATGTGAAACTCGTTTTCTTCCATATTCATGTCTCCTCGTCTTTCTTGAATTTTTCGGAGTTGTGCGCCTTACAAAAGCAAAGTCTGGGCGGGCATCGTCCCCGCCTCCACATGGCCCCAAAAGTCCGTTTCCTGTTCCAGCAGCCAGTTCAGGTCTGCCTCGTGCTCCCGCCGCTCGAAATCGTAGCGGCGCAGGGTGATATTGCCGGACAGATCATAGAGCGCCGCATAGAGCACGGCGAAGTCATACCCGGTGGCAAGCAGCTGGTGAAGGATCTGCGTGAAATAGTTCTCAGGAACCTGATCCCGCCATTTCGCCCAGTCGATTCCCCGGCTCACCGTCGAGGTTTTGATCTCCAAAATGCCCTTCCGTCCGGTGTCCGTCTCCGTCAGTTCTCCATCCAGCGTGGCAAAAAGCCATGGGCGGTCGCTCTGATAGAGAATGTCATAGGCACCGTAGTAAAGCTCGTAGCCGGGATACTGCGCCATGAAGAAGTCCCGGATGGCCGGTTCCATTCGCCGCCCCAGCTCCACGGCCTCGTTGCCGCCGAGATCAGGCGCGGCTTGCGCCCCGGTTTTCTCCTTCCACAGCGTCAGCGCCGTTTTCCATGGGCTTCGCCCAATGGCCGCCGCCGCCTCGCTGCCGCCGATGCCCCGGCACCGTCCTGCCAGCCATTGCGGCCGGTCCGGGAAAGTCAGCCGTACCAACTCACCCATTTTTCAGTTCCTCCCAATACCCCATCACGGTTCTGGCATAATCGCTGTGCCCCGGATGGCCGCTGTTGTAGGCCGTCAACGCGCTTTCCACGTCATACCGGCGCAAAAGCTCCGCCATGTAGTCGCAGGCCACCCGGAAATTTCCAAAGGGGTCCATCAGGTCCGTTACCCCCAGCCGCTCCATCCGGGCCTTGTGCCACCGGGGTTGTACCTGGCAGTAGCCCCAACTGGCCCCGCCGTCCCCCTCCACGTTCCGGTAGCCGGTCTCCTTACGGATGATCGCCAGCATCAGCGTGTACTCCACGCCGCTTTCCTCGCAGGCGGCCCGGAGATAGCTTTGCAGGTCTCCGTCCAGCGGAACATCCGCCCGGAAGTAGCCGCTGTCAAACAGTGCCGCTTCGATCTTCTCGTTCTCGTAGTCCTCCTGAACCGGCGGGGCTGTCTCCGGGTCCAGCTCCTGCCAGAGGACAAGTGAGGCGTACTCCACCGCCGGTGTCTCGTCCCCGGCCAGCCGTCCCACCGTCACGGTGGGTGCCTCCGGCTCCGGCTTCCCGGTCTCCCGCACCAGCCACAGCGCCGCCAGCACCAGCGCCACAGACACCCACAGCAGAACCGCTCTGCGGATGGCCTTCCGCCTACGCTCCGCAGCTTCCCGCCGTGCCACGCGAAGGGCGTTTTCCAAGTGGGCTTCCCACGCGGCCTCCGCCTCGTATTCCTCAAAGGTTTTCATCAAATTTCCGTCTCCTTACAGCAAAAACAAAAAGCGCTGCCGAATGGCCCGGTATCCCCGGTTCCATCAGCAACGCTCTGCTCCTCTGCCCCAACGCTTAGGGACAGGCATCTCATTCAATTTTCCCATAGGCTTACTTGATCTCGTCCCGCCGGATGCGGATCACCTTCACGCCGTCCTTCACCGGGATCAGTTCCACACGGTCCCCGTGGGTCAGCGCCTTTTCAATGGCTTCCAGCGTCTTTGCACTGATATTCGTCGGTGTCATAGTCCTCTTACTCCCTTCGTTAATAGCGGATGGCATCTCGCAGTTCCTCAATGGGAATGTCCAGTGCGCGTCCCAGCTTCAGCAGTTCCTTCAGCGAAAAGTCCTGCGGGGACTTCTTCCGAGACCGTAGGGTCTGCGGCGTCATGCCCGCCTTCTCCGCCATCGTGCCCACCGGCATCCCCATGGCGGCCTGTCTGCCCCACAGCAGTGAGATCAAAACCTCGTCATTGGGCTTCCGTCCCAGCTTTACACGCGGCATCCCGCCGCCTCCTTTCGTGATTTAATACTCCATCCCCCGTTCTTTTGCCATGCGGATCACCTTCTGCTTCAGCAGCGTTTCAAATACTGGCCGCAGCTTAGGGTCTCTTGCGATCACATGGAGTTTAGAAACGCCTTTGCACTCCGTAGCCGTAGCCACGGCGTTCTTCATGCGCTTGCGAAGCCGTGTCTGCCGGGTTTCCAGATCCACATGGCCGACCCGCTCCACGTCCTCATAGAGTTCTGCCCGGAATGTCTGGTGATTCGTCTGAAACCGTTCGACTGCCGTATTGATGGCTTTCTGTGCCTTCTCCTGCCACCCGTCCTCGGCCAGAAGGGGCGCCGCCATTACATCCATCACGCCGTCCAAAACGGCCTGCTTCTGCTCTACGGCTTTCAGCCGCCGCTCCTGATCCAGATTGATCTGGGCCTGCATGGCAAACATCTCCACGGGGGATAGTGCCTTTTGACCGTAGCCGCCGGTCTTGCGGATGGATGGGAGGACTTCACTTGTGACCCACTTTCGGAACGGCTTTGCCTCCGGCTTGTCCGAACGAAGGATCACATTGTACAGGCCGCTCTCGCTGACAATGGTCGTTTCCTGCTCACGACCCAGTGAATCGGTGAGGGGAATCTGATTCCGCTCATCCTCATCAAGCCGGTCTGCAACCTTGTGGGCGCTTCCAAGCCCCAGTACGTTGCACACATCTTTCAGGACAAACCACGGTTCGCCATTGACCTCCATGGTTCGTACCTCGCTGCTCTGGTAGCGAAAAATTTGCAACTCATTCATTCTCATCACCTACCTGTGCGGCTTTCCCAGTCAACCGAGCCAGTGCCGCCCGTAGCTTCGCTTCTGCCTTGGGAGCGTCGCCGTCGCTGTTGAGCACGGTGCTGATGTACTTGGGGTTCATTCCAGCTGCTTCCGCAACCTCTTTGATCGTCAATCCGGCGTTGTGGATCTCCCCCACCAACTCGCCGGTCCATTTTGCAGGCATCAAATCTAACCTCCTTCATTAAAAATGTTGACTTTGGTTAGGTTTGATGATATGATGCAAGTGACCAAACCAGCAAAATCCATCAACCTAACCGCCGTCAAATTAACTGACCAAAATCAGTTTATACGCTTATGATACCTGACTGTGGTTAGGTTGTCAACCCGTTTTCCTGATTTTGGTTAGTTTCGGCATAATGCTCAAAATCAGGGGGCAAGACTTATGTTTTATGACAGATTTAAGCTGCTGTGTCAGCGCAAAAACATTTCCTGTACCAAAGCGGCCACGGAAATGGGTCTCAGCAACTCTACGCCGACCAAGTGGAAAAAAACAGCGGCAATTCCGGATAGTTCCACCATCTCCCGCATTGCCGATTATTTTGAAGTTCCCGTTGAATATGTGATGGGCGTCTCCGCTGATTCCCAGATCGACGAAGCCAACTTCCGCTTGGCGGAGTTGGAAAAGGCACAGAAAACCGCCACGGCGGAGGAAGCGGACGAAATCGCCGTGGAGATCGACGGCCTGCGGGAATCCCTTCATGACCTGACCTTTATTCAGACCATTGAGGCTGCGGCTGACCGTCAGGCCCAAAAAAATACCCGCCCCGCCAAAAGCGGGACGGGTAGCGGCTATGCGAAAGCCATCTATGATTTTGTCGATTCCTGCGAGGATAGCCAGTTGGCCGACCTTGCGCAGTACGTTGAGTTTTTAAAAAGCCGTCAGGGGAAGCCCACTACCTAACTTCCGGTTTCCAGCGGTGCGCCAAACACCCCGCATTGAATAGCTTCCCACAGCTTTTTCATGCTTTCATCCGACAGTCCTTTGATCTGGTGTTTCAATTCATCACGGAGACCCGCGTCGGTATGAAGGTCCGCTCCTGTTAATTCCATTTCTACACATACAAGTCCTTTCTCCCCACCTGTTCCGTTTTTCTTTCTTGCCCCCTGAAGCTGTGATGGAGAGCCGCCGCCCCAGCCACGAAAGCGGCGGCCCGTTAAGACCTGCTGCTTGGGGGTGCGGTAGGTCTGCTTTTATCGTACCATCAAAGCCTCAAGTTTGATAGTCTTAATACACACGATTTCGGTGTTGATACACACAATTCCGATTGCTATTTCGCACATTTTGTCAATTTTCAACAAGGAGGTACTCTATGTATGCTGTCATTGATTGACCAGTGCCGCGCGGTAAAAGAAGAAAAACACATCACAAACAAGGAAATCGCGGACGGCAGCGGAGTTCCTCTCAACACGGTGAACAATATGTTCCGTGCCACCACCCATTCCCCTACGTTGGAAACTCTCGGCCCCATCTGCGTTTTCCTCGGAATTTCCATTGACCAGTTTTTAGGGATGAAACCAACGGAAGATTCTCCGCCACCGGAAACCATAGAGGAAATCGTAAACCGGGAACTGGATGTCTACCGTCAGGAGATCAACGGCCTGAACGCCCAGAACGAACTTCTCCGGGAATTTGTGGAACGTCAGTCCCACGGCATCCGCAACCGGGACCGTCTTTTGCGATGGATGTTGGTCCTTTTGATCTTCGTCGTGGCTTACGCCGTTTATCTGGACCTGCACTGTCTGGAATTTGGGTTCTTCCACGGCTGATACACACGGGAGGTGTGCGCATGAAATGTAAAAACTGTAAGCGCGTCATTGACGATGATTCCATCTTCTGCAAGTGGTGCGGCGAACGCCAGATCAGGGAGCGCAAAAAAAAGGACGAGATCAAAGTCCCCTCCCCACGTCAGTTGAAGTCCGGCAAGTGGAACATCGAACTGCGGGCCGAAGGGCAGAGTATCACGGAGGATACCGCCGCTCTCTGCGAAGCCAAGGCCCGCGCCATTCGTGCCGGCTTTCTGGAAGCCAAAAAGGAATCAAAATGCAGTCTCACGCTTCTTCAGGCAATCGACAGTTATTTGGAAAAAAATCAATCTCTATCCCCGTCAACGATTCGTGGATATGAGTGTATCAAAAAGAATCGCTTCCCCGGAAAGATCAATGCCAAAATACAAGACCTTTCAAATTGGCAGTCGGAGATCGACGAGGCCAGTGAAACCGTGTCCCCTAAAACGGTGTATAATTCATGGGGCCTTGTTTGCACCGTGATGCGGGATAATCACATCGCTCCGCCGGAAGTCCGGCTCCCTCAACGCATAAAAAAAGACCTTCCCTGGCTGACCTACCAGCAGATCCTTGTTTTTGTGGACGCTGTGAGCGGCAGCCGGTTTGAAGCGGGCGCGCTGCTGGCCCTTCACAGCCTCCGCCGTTCTGAGATATTCGGCCTTTCCTGGGAAAATATAGACTTGAAGAAAAGGCGAATCACCGTTCAGGGCGCACGGGTCATGGATAAAAACGGAAACTTCGTGTACAAAAAGACCAACAAAAACGTTTCGTCTCAACGCACGATCCAAATTATGATCCCCGCCCTTTACGAGCTGCTTTCGCAGCGGAAAAGTGCCGGCCTTCCCATTCTGGATTGTACTGAAAATTCTTTGCGCGGCGGCATCAACCTGATCTGCAAAAAGAATGACCTTCCTGAGTGCGGTGTTCACGGTCTCCGCCGATCCTTCGCCTCCCTCGGTTTCCATCTTGGGCTTAGCGAATTGGAAGTGCAAGAAATCGGTGGATGGAGCGACCATAACACCGTTCATAAGATTTATCTTAAACTCGCCAGAGAGGACCGTCTCAACGCCGAAAACAAAATGGAGCGGTTTTACAAAAATCGAGGCGATGACACCGCTTCGGACGCAGAGCATACCCTCGAAAAAAAGCCTTGTGCGTCCGCCTGACTTTTCACCGCCCCCCTCATGTTTCCCACCGCCAAACCTTGCGTTTTACGAACGATTTTACGAACGCCGCAAAACGCACATTCATTTTCAACGGTTATAGCTATTTATTAGCGGGTTCGACTCCCGCCACTCGGACCAACCCCACAATCCTTGTGATTGTGGGGTTTTCCTTATATTTCAACGGGTTCAGCCGTTTTTGGATGGTAAAAATATTTTCTATTACGATAATAAAAAAACCAAAAAACAGGAGTTTTATCTTCGATTTTACGAACGGTTTTACGAACGAAAAACCCCCGCTTCAAAAGCAAGGGGTTTTTGCATTATTTGGTTTGCAAGTCATCCACATAGCACCAGCTTTGGGGTGGGCGACCGATAACCCGGCCATCACAACCCATTTTGGTGTAATTGTAATAAGGGCAGGCACAGCAATCGGCATCGACTCTACATAGCGTCTTGAACTCGCTCAATTCTTTCGGCGCATCATAAATGCGCAGGTCGGAAATATGCCAGCCGTAACAACGCCCCTTATCGCCGATATAAGCTATAATTTCTGCCTGAGATAAGCACGTCGCAGGGGAAAAGGCGGCATTTGTCGGACACCATAGCCTGCCGCCATCGTATGTGATCGGGGCGATCCGCTCACAGGTAAACTCCCCGATGACCTTGCCATTACACCGACCAACGGTATTTGTGCGATAGTTGAGCTTGTCCAGTTCCGCGCAGGACACAGAAATGTAAGGGTGATCCATAGTGCAATAGATATAGCACTTGAACGGTGTTTGCAACTTCGGCCTGGTCTTTCTGACTTCGATGGTTTTTTCGCCGGAGGCAATCTTCTCCACCCACTTGGGGCGGATGCTCAGCATAACAGCCTTACTCATGCTTTCTCCCCACCTTCTCCAAAAACTCATCGATCCTGCCCTGATCTGCCACAACAACCTCTTTCCCGATTTTCTCGGCGTAGGCCCGCTCTAACCGTGCCCCAGAACTCTCACGCCAGTCCGGCAGCAGAACCACACAGTCCGCACAGTCAATCATGGAAAAGTAGATACGCATATAATCGCCCTGCTCCATGCCGGAGGGGAGGTTCGCCGGGTTTAGGACGCAATGTCCCATGGCAGTGAGGGCTTGCTCTGCCTTGGCAAATTTCTCCCGATAGTTCTTGTCACCGGTGATCTTCCCGGCAATATACACACGCAGGTGTGCCCCCACCTGCATATCAAACGCCCGCTTCGCGGGGCGCTGCTTACTTACGACTCTGATGTACTCAATCATCCTTACTCTCCTTTGCATCCCGCATACGCAGTTCATTGACGGCATCCACAAGCTCATTGATTTTCTTTCTTAGTTTTTCATTGCTATAATCACTTGCAGTTTCACAAGCCAAAGGCTTAATCTTGCCTTCATCCTTCTCCGTAAAATCATACTGGCCGATGCGTTTGAACTTCCGTTTCGCCTCGTTGGCTGTAAACTCATACGTCATGGTTTCCTCATTGCTGAATTTCACGGTAATTATGTACCCCGTCACAATATCTTGGTAGCACAAAAGATCACTTTTGATGACATACCCATGGTTGCCATCCTTGGTCTCAGCGTAGTCCCCAACACGAAAATCATACTTCATCCCAAATGCCCCTCCCCACTCAGCAGTAAAATTATTGTATAAATGCTTGCACAAATTGCGAACGTGCCAAAGGCCCCAAACATTGTAGCGTATAAGGCACATTGCAGTGTTAATTTAGGTTTGTACTCAAGTCCTTGTTGTTTAAGCAAGTCTTTCACATAGAAAAAGATTTTACGGAAAAGGAAAAGAAAAACGATGCCTGATAGAATCGCCAGTTTAGCCATTTTTATTTCCCGCTCCCATCTCCGGCCGCGTCAGCGGACGGTACACCGTCTGAATATCATTCTTCCAGGGCGTCAGCCATACGCACCACATCACGTCCATCAGCGGACTTCCCTTCTCTCCGGGCATCCGCTTCTTAAAAAAGAAATCCGGGCGCCACGTCAGCGGCAGAATGTAGCTGGGCGGGATCTCGTCAAACAGCTTCCGCCGACACGTTGCGTTCCAATACTGCGACTTGAGCAGGAACGCAAAAGGCTTGCCCAGCTCCGCTGCTCTGCGGATAAATGCCTCCGCCAGCGAGAAAGGCGGGTTCGTGATGATCCAATCAGCCGCGTCAATGCTGGACTTCAAGAAGTCCGTCCCATCCAGAATGTCCGTTGCATAGACGGTCTCAAAGTAGGTCTGAAGCACACCGGCCATATCGCCCTCTCCCGTTGCCGGTTCCCACACGGACGTTGTGCGCGGAAGATTCAAAAAGCGCATAAGCGCCACCGTCACATCCGGCGGGGTAGGATAGAAGTCTGACTGACTCCGCCCATACGCACTGTTCCCACCAGCTATCCTGCTTGCATTCAAACTATCCATATTCAACCTTCCGTAAACAAACTGATCTGCGCCGTGTGTTCCGCAAAGCGGCGCTCTTGAGCCTGAAAATAGTGAGAGTCAATCTCACACCCAACAAAATCAAAGCCAAGATCATAGGCGGCTATGCGGCTGCTGCCGCTGCCTAAGTGGGTGTCCAGTATCTTGTCCCCCGGCTTTGCGTACTTCTGCAATATCCATGTGTATAACGCCACCGGTTTCTGCGTCGGGTGGATGCGCTTCTCATTAAGAGCCTTGTTCCCCTGTTGGACTGTCCCCTCTGCGATACTCTTCCCCTGGAACATCCCATTCCACATATAGCGGAACAGACGGACGCTTTCAAAGCAGTTCGTCGCCGCAATTTCGCAATCGCTGAAGCTGCTCTCCCCATTGCACTTGTCCCACACGATTCGCCCGTGAGAAAACACGAAATCAAAGTAGTTGCAGCCCCATACGATATAATGCTTTGACACTCTGTCCAATTCAGAAAAAAATTCTGCGTCAGGTATATCCCATTTGGTGGACACAGGGTAATCCCGTTTCACCCCAATGGGGCTGATCTTACAGCCATAATAGCCACGCCGCTCCGGACCGCTGAAATATGGAGGGTCTACCACAGCCAGATCAAACGCCTTGTCCGGCAGCGTCCGCATATACTCCATGCAGTCCATGTTATAGGCTACGTTCAATCCTTTTTCCCTCCCTCAATCACGGTAAATGCCCCTCGGCGTTTGACCGCCGCACGAGCCTCCTTCTGCTTCACCTGTTCCAGATACTCTTTATACTTCGCCGGCAGGCGAAATTTTTCGCACGATTTTCGCCACTGGCTCCGCTTCGTATAGTCCCCATCGAACCACTTGCACTCATCACAGCAATAGCAGACGTCCTCCACGTCCTCGATCTCCCCCGGCGTGAAGTATGCGCTGAATAACTCGCAGTTATAGAGACAGTTGTTGCAGACACACCCATAGCAGCTCATTTCGCATCTCCATCAGCCGGAACGTTCTTATCCGCAAAATAAAGAAGTCCTCTGCCGATATACCTTATAAGCACATCAAGCTGCCAGTGCATAAAGACTTGCTTATGAACCGTCCTCCCGTGCCAGAAAAAATACTGCGTCACCGGTGAATGCAGAAAGTCCTCAATGCTCTTGACCTGCGCCCCCTGCCTGTATTTCCGCGTGTATGCCATGTCTCTCGACCTCCTACTGCTTTACGTCTCAAGGCCAATTTCTGTGATCTTCATTTCGATGACAGTCTCTGTTTTATCGAAAATCACATCTTCGCACGTTCCACCAAACCGCAAAAATCCATTTACCTCAACGAAGCCTTCCGGGTCCCACTTGATAGACTTGACAATACCAATCGTTTTAGGAGTACCGTCTGCCTGAAACTGAATGACCGGGACGTTCGTATCCCCCTTGCAGGAATTTTTAATGGCATCAATCGTATAAACAACACCGTTCAAATCCCGGAAGCGTGGGCCGTGTTCGCAACCACCTCTATTGCAATTCTCAGAAACAGGAAATCTCGCGTGAAATTCAACTGGTGTACATCTCATAAAACATTCCTCCTATCTTTAGCATAGCAACCCCCTCCAATAGGGTTTTTGCACGCCAGCTTCACCTACCGCCTACCAGCACGTCACCTACCGACCGCCTGCGCCCCGCCCGCGCCGCGCAACCTAAGTACGTATTCCCCACATAAGCGAAGCGTTTTTATAAAAATTTTTTTGGACCCCTTTTTGACTTTTCCGTTTTTTGCCCTCGGTTTTCTAAACCACCCCCCCTTAAAGGGGGAGGAAGGGCGACGGGGATGAGAACGTGGGGGGAAAAAGAACGTGGGAGGAGGGGGAAGAGTTGTGGAGAGATTCTGCGCCGATCCGGTGGCCAGGTCTGTAAACCACCCCCCACCCAGCCGGGGCCGTGGTCAGCTGGTCAGCCGGTCAGCCGGTGCCATTGGAGCGGAGGCGGGGCCGCTGGGCAGGTCTCGGAGAGGGTAAAAACCTGTTGCAAATGCCTAAACTGTTGCCATAATAAGCAATTATGGCAACAGTTACCGCCTTTTTTGGTGGCAAATGCAACAACAGCCCATGCCGCACCTGTGCAACCTGACGAAAGGCGGCGAGAGGTGGAGCCGCGGCCGGTTCTCTGGCCCTCGGTGCCGGTGGTGGTGGCCGTCCTCCGATGGTCGGCGGCTGGTCCGCTGACGGTTCCCGGTCTGGCATGGTCGGCGGTGGCCGTGGTGGCCGGTCTGATGCAATCAGCCGGAACAGGCCCCCGGCGGTGACTCCTCCACCCCTTCCCCTTTTCCCCTTGTCCGTTGCTTCCAGGCCTGCGGGAGTGCTCCGCGCTTTTCTTCATCCGGGTAAAGCGTCCGGGGGTCTCCGTGGGTACATTTGTGTATACTCTATTAGACCGCGCCCGCAATAAACGCGCCCGCGCGCATAGGGGTTAAAAATAGCCGCCTGGGGCGGCGTAGGGTGCAAGCGGCTGCGCGGCGTGGGTCTGCGGTGCGGTGCTGGGCGGTATTGCTCAGAGGGCACGAGAAAAGCCCGCGGGGGCATTCCCTGCGGGCTGGTGGTGGCTGGTGGTATTAGGTCAGAAACAGTTCGCCGTTGATCTCAAGGCTGACGGCCTCTTGTTTCATCTCGCGTTTGATCTTGTGGCAAATGGCGACGATCTCGGCGCCGTGGCGCTCGATGTCCTCCGCTGCGGCGTTGCTGTAGACGATGGTCACGGCCTCACCAACAAGTCCGGCGGACTGGCTCACCCAGTAGCCGCGGGCCTCGGTGGCGGTAGCTCCGCCAAACATGGCGGACAGCTTCGCGGCGACTTCCTCCACCTGCTGCCGGTTGTCGGTGGGGTGGTCGGTGTCGGTGGTGCTGGGCACATAGATAGCAACGCGGGAGTCGAGGCGGACGACGCCGGGGATCGTATCAAAAAAACTCTTTTTCATTTCGTGTTCCTCCTAAAATTTTTTCGTGGTGGTTAGTGATCGGCGGGGCCGGTGTCAGGCTATGACAAGCGATAAATGAAACAGCTTGTTTTTCAGTTCTCGAAGTTCCTCGGCGATGCGGTCACGGTCGGCGGTGGCCTCGTCCCGTTCCCGCTCGGCTTCCTTCTGTAGGTAGCGGGCCAGGTCGGCGGCGTGGGTCAGCTCCTCCACCTGCGCGGCCTGCTTGGTGACGGCCTCCCGTAGCTTTTGGATCTTCTGCGCGGTGGCGGCCTCCTCTGCGAGGGCTTCGCGGCTGATCCAAATGTTCCGGCTGCTGCCGTCCTGCAAATTGACTTCCAGCCGGTCGCCCAGGTCGCAGATATAACCGCGGTTTCCCTCGGCGGTGCTCCGGTGGATGGGATACCCGGCGCGGGCGGTGCTGGCGGCGTCCTCGGTGTAATCGGTGCCCAGGATTTCCCCGGCGATTTCCCACGCTTGGCGGGTGCTGGCTGCGGTGATGGTCTCGGCCTTGGCGGGGGCTTCGGTGGTGTTCTCGGTGGCCTCGGTGGCCTCGGTGGCCTGGGCGGGGGTCTCTTCCTCGTCCTGCCGGACGTTCAGAAAGATATACCAAACGCCATCTTGCACTTCCTCAATTTCCCAAGCGTAGCCGGGGAAGGGGTTCCTGGTCCCGTCCGCCATCATGATATCATTACCCTTGAAGCAACCATTTTCGGCGCTTTCCTTTGTGCCCTCTTCCCATTCTTCCGCGATTTCCGGATGCCGTGCGCCCAGCGCCTTAAAAAAGCGGCGGAGGGCGGTTTTCCAACTCTTGCAGACGGTAGTTAGATCGGACTTGATCCAGCCGTTTTCTTTGACGATGGTCAGCGCCTCATCTTCTCCGGCGACCTCGGCCCGCTCGAACTCTTCAAAACTGTTGAACTCGTAAATTTTCATGTTCTGGTCCTTTCCGGCCCGGTGGGCCTCCGTGGTTTTCCTCTGTTTTCATCTATGATTATATACGGTTTAACCGTTAATATCTATTGACATTTTGCACACTGTTTAACCGTAATTTTTGTGCTTTTTGTGCACGGTTTAACCGTTGACAGTTTTGCCCGTTGCCGCCTATAATAATAGATGTCAAGAGGATAGCACCAAAGCACCGGACCGGCGGCCGTCTCCACCGGGGAAAGGATGTTAAAATGTCGGATTTATTGGAAAGGTACGAGGCCCAATATGGCCCCGTTGCAAGTGGCTATCTTTACACGCTGGGCGGTGATCCTGCCGCCATCGTGGCAGAGGTGGAACGCACCCAGGCAGCGCCGGAGGCGGACCCGCTCGCGTTTCTGGCTCCGCTGATGCCCACCACCCCGGAACAGGACGCACACAACGCCATCATGTGCGAGATCCAGCGGCTCTATTTTCTGCCGATCTCCCGCGCTTCCGCTCTGGCTGTGTGTAACGTGCTGGGCGAGTCCGGCGAGCTGGTCCCGTTTCCCGGCCTGCCGGATTTCCGCTTTAATTCCTGGGCGTTTAAGGACGCGTGGAACGAGGCCCACCCCAACGAGGCGCGGATCACCGTTAACGGTGCCGCCCTGCTGAGTGTTTGACCCCCCAGAACAGCGACCCGGCTACACCGGGAGAAAGGACGAAAAAATGAACGAATACAAATATAGCGATCTCCGCGCCGCTGCGCTGGCGGATCCTACCGCCGAAAACCTCGCCGCGCTGGGCGAATGGCTCCAGGAATACGGCGGCAGGGACTGGAACGGCGAAAGCTGGGACATCGAAAACGGGCGCCGCTTGCGGCCCGTTTACGGTGACGAGCCGGACGAGTTCGACGGGTTCCCCCTGTTGGGCTACGAGATTATTTAACCCACACAGAACAGCGGCCCAGGATCACCCCGGGCCGCTGAACAGAAAAACGGAGGTTTGCGAAATGGCAAGAGTCAAGATCACTTTAAAATGCGAGCACTGCGGGAAAGAGTTTGAACACATCCACATGTGCCGCAATTCCACCGAGGCGGGATCTTATGAAGTCTGGGCGCGGGAAAACCTCACCACCTGCCCCGCCTGCTACGCAGAACAGAAGAACGCGAAACGAGGCGCGGAGCTTTCCAACTACATTTCCAGCTTCAGCGACCGGCACCCGTTACCGGAAATAACCGGCGTTTCAGAAAAGCAAATTGCTTATGCTTCCAGCCTGCGGGAAAAATTCATCTGCGATGAAATGTTGAAAATCCAGCTTGATATAAACCGCTTTTTTGAAATCGCGGGCAAGCTCAAGCCGGAAAACTGCGACGAGGCCGCGCGGGATCTCATGCGCAAGGCCGCAGACGATGCCGGGAAGCCCTTTGAAATCTGGTTTACAGATTACCGGGCGGACCGCCTCCGGCGCTATTTCGGCCTGATCTATGCCGCTGACGCGGCCAAAATCGAAACCATTTTTACAGAGAACAGCGCATCTAAAATTATTGATGCGCTGAGATAGGACAGGAGGAAAAACACATGATCGCCCATCTTTACAAAATCCCTTCAACTTTTCGGAACGTTCCCGACGCGGTGCAGGTTCGCGCGGTTCCCTTCGAAAATTTCCCCGGCACCTGGCTACACGCAACGCTTGATTTGCCCGACGGACTCCGCGTGGCCGACTCCGAGTATGGCGAGGGCGCTTTTATCACGGAGTCCGGCGAGGTTATCGGCGAGGCATACGCCGACCCCGAACAGATTACCGGCAACGACCTGCAGGGCCGCGTTACCGTGCGGGACTCCGCCGGAAATTTCCTTGTTGATACCGTTGTCACCTGGCAATGATCCATGAAAGCGAGGTAAACCCATGCCAAGACCCAAAACAAACCCAAACAGAACAGACGCCCAGCGAGCCGCCCGGAACGCTTCAAATTACCGCTTGACGTCTGTCATCGGCTGCAAGCTGGACCGGGAAACGGCGGACCGTTACCGGGCATTTTGTGACGCGAACAGCACCACGCCCAACGCCGAAATCAAAGCCTTTATTCTTGCCCAGCTTGGCGAACAGCCCAGCAACTAACCCCAAAACGCAGAACAGCGACCCGGCTACACCGGGAGAAAGGACGAAAAAATGTTTACAATCAATTACAATAACGGACTTTGGGACGAGTGCGACGGCACTTTGGACGAGGCAAAAGCCATGGCCGACGAGTGCGCCGGCTATACGCAGTGTGATATTACAATCGAGGACGAAAACCACGAGGAAGTCGCCCACCGCAGATGGTACGGCGTTCCGTTCGATCCGTCCGAAACGGGAACCACTGAAGATGAAGTAATCCAGTTTGGATCCTTTGGTTTTTATGACAGATGGGAGTAACAGAACAGCGACCCGGAAAAACTCCGGGCCGCTGCTTTTTTTATGCCTTTTTTCAATCCGTCACGCGTTCGCCATTGGGCAAAATGAAAGATGTTTCAAACCCACAGCCAACGGCCCCGGCAACGTCCTTCAGATCCGCAGGAGTAAACCCCTCCCGCTTCATCTTTTGTGAAAACGCCTGCGGGCTGCTCCCGCAGCGCCTCGCCAGCTCTGAAACGCTGATCCCCAGCTTTACGCATAAAATCTTGATCTGCTCCGATGTCGGCAAAAAATCACCCCTTTTCGCTTTTTAATATAAACGTTCTCGTTTGCATTGTCAACCACGATTTTTTTAAAATAAACAGTAAGGTTTAAATTTACCTATTGACATTATAAACATTATCGTTTATACTATAAACATCAAGAGAACCAAATTAAACCGACAGGAGGCCGCAATCATGAGTTTTCCCCTTTTTATCCTCGTTCTGGGCGCTGGCACCTTTGCCCGCCTGATGTTCCGCGTGGTGGATCTCATCGAGGCCCGCCGCTAAATCAAAATCAAGGAGGATCACAAAATGACCACTTATAAAACCCGCAAAGCCGCCGCCCGTGATGCGGCGATCATGGCCCAGCAGGAAGCCGCCGAACAGGTGCAAAGCTGGGAAGAAGTCGCAG